AACAGCATTTTCAGGATTGACTAGAGTAAAGTTTACATCACGAATGTTTGTACCTTCATCAGCTGTCCTAAAGAAAACTTGGAAGTCGGCAACAGAAGGTTTATTCGCAGCAATTAAGATACGTAAACCGACCGCAGTTTCTGCAAGTGAAATCGGAGTTGTAAGGTGTTTAGCTAAATGCGAACCGCCATCAGCATCAGTTTCATTTACAAAGATTAGTGGCGTGTTAAATCCAACTGTAGCTCTATCTGAATCCTGCTTATCAATTAAATTATTAAATAAGCTGAGTGATGTACGTTGCATATCTATAACAGGCGACACATTAACATTATTCGTAGAGAGACGAAGATTTATAGTTGCTGATTTAGCACTGATGTTTGCGGTTTCAACTACTGAATGACCAATCATTTTTGGTGCAGTTGCTATGTTATTCGTATTGATAGCAAGTGAAGAGAACGTAGTATCTTTTACAAATCTCGTTTCGGTACCAGCTGGTGATCTACCAGAAGTAAATTTACCAAATGCACTGAGTCTTGTTCCAGTTGAAGGAATCAAAGTTTGTACGTTTGGACTTATTACATCCCACAATACGTTACGAGTAGCTTCCACACCTGATCCACCAGCAACTATTGATGATGTGGCTGAGGAGTCAGCATACACTCTATATCCAAACTGATCTGGCTGTGCAACTATTCTGTTACCTGTTATTGAAGAACCTAGAATACCTGCAAAAGAACTAGCAGAATCTATACCACTAAAGTTAACTGTATCACCTGAATCAAAACCATGATACGGATGACTTACTGTAAATATATTTGATCCTGAGTCAAAGTTAAACGGATCTGCAACTAATTCTCTTCTTGGTACTTGAGTATTTTCAAGAATTACTTCGGCTTCTTGATGCGAGAATCTTGCTTTAAATAATCTGAATGTCATATCTTTTGTTTGATCGGCTGACCATGTTCTACCATTTTGAGATTTAAACAAAGATCCTAATAATGGCTGACGTGTAATACGTTTTTCGGTTGAACCAATAATGAATTCACCAGGTTCAGCAACATAAACTGTATAGTCAATTGTATCTGAAAGTAAACATAACGCATATTCTTCGCCACCAGCAAGATATACTGGTTCATCAAATACAAAGTCTGTACCATTTGCTAACATTGAAGCTTCTGTATTGCTTGGAACAACTGTAACTTGGTTCGGTGTTAATACTCTTAATCCACCAGGAACTGCTGTGTTTGCAGATGGGTGACCGTTAACCATTGGTCTTATTTCCAAAGCAACCGGAGCAGGGTTAGCACCACCAGAAACATCTGGTTTAGATGCAAAGTATACTCTTGCTTTTGTTAAGAATATTCCAGTAGTTTCTGCTACAAAGAATGATTGCGCAAGTGGATCTTTACCACCGCCACCACCACGATTTGTGACAGGTTCTGATGATGAACCACCATCATCTGGATCATCAGGCACTGTAACTATAGGAGTGTTAGTAACTACAGTTGATGTGTCTACAACAACTGGATCTGGTGCAGGTGGTGGAGGTGGAGGAGTAGTGTCTACTACTGATCTTTCGCCACGTACCGTAATTACTCGAGTACTTTGAATTGTTTGTTCAACTGTTTCAATTACACCATTTGCTTCATAAAATCCAGATGCCAAGGATGTAGAGTTTGCTGCTCTAGCTGAGTTAGCATTTGAAAGTCTAAACTCTCTACGTCCAGTTCTAAATCGAAGAGCATTCGTGTTAGGAATAAAGAACGAACCTTCAACCACACCGTTTGCATCAGATGTTAAAGATGTGGCACCGTCTGGGTGTGCTGTTGTATTTTGAAATCTATTACCGAAATCTTCAGGATCATCTGACATACGAACGAATGTTTCTTCGCGAACAAAGTTATTAACATCTGTTTCGTCAAAGAAAGCAAAGTATTGCTGATTAGGTGTAAGACCAAACGCTCTAAAATGAATCATTCGAGATCTCATAAATGGTATGATAGCAACATCAACCACTCTTTCACCTACTACTTCACGAATCGTTTCATCACTCACAACTCTATCAGTTGTAGTAGTTTGAATAAATCCTTGAGAAGTTGTTTCGGTTGCAAACGTTGTTCCAGTTAGATCTTCTGAAGCTTCAGCTTGACCTTGCCAGTTCCATTGCCATTCGTTAAATAGGAGTGCGTTATCAGCAGCAAGTCTGTTTCCGCCATCAACTGCTCGTGGTGCAGTGAGTTCTGTTTCTCTCCACTCGTCTGATGCAGGTGAAAGTTCAATAACACCTTCGTTAATTGATACTGCAAATGGATTAATATTTTCTACGCCAGATGCTTCATCTTGAAAGATAAATTCAGCATCAGTATGAGCGATGTAGATATTATCACCCTTCTTAACTGCTTGAGTACTTAAATCTGAATCGTAAATTAAACGTACATTAGATTGAATAGCTTGAGGTCTTAATACTTTTGCTCTTGGATCTATCGCAGCAGAGTATATAGGATCTCTAATATCTGAAAATCTGTGGTCTGCAAAGTTATCTGCTAAGAAACCTGCTTTAGTTCTTGGCAGTCCTGAAGAGTCAAACACTTGAAGGGTGTTTGTGTTAATCTCAAGTAGGTTCAGTGCGGTAACTTCTTCAAGGGTATTGATTCGCTTATCAAGCTGACCAATGTCTTTCATAGTGTATCGTCTGTTGTCAATAAGTTGAGTACCTAAGTCAGAATCATTTAATGTATTTGCATTTAAAGTAACTTTATACAACTCTATTGAATTAGTTGGTGTTTGTGGAAACTGAGGTGTAAAGTCTGCAGCACCTTGAATTAATTTAAGGTTTGCTTCTGTATCAATTACTAATTTATCTTTACGACCTAAGTAGTATGTTGCATCAAGTGTAATTAAATCAGTGTTCTTTGGAAGTGAATTAACTTTAGCAGTAGCACCAGAGAATCCAGTTCCAGCATCATTAACTCTTGGACGGAAGTCTAATACATCTCTGAGTTGTACTGTATCACCGTTAGCAAGAGTATGCGATGGAATATCTGCATAGTTAATTGAATATGAGTTAACTGAGAAGAAGTCACCGGCACCATGTGCAAAGTGTCTAAATCTTGCAAACACATTTCCTGAAGGTACACCACGTCCACTCTTAACTATGAGTTTACCTAGATCATAAAGGTTATCTCTTTGACCATTATCAAATCTAAACGTAGATGTTAGATCATCACCATTTGAATCTGTAGCACGGATTCTTGAAACATCAAAGATGTCTGCTTTACCAAGATTTAAGAATTTAAGGCCAGCTCCATCTGAGTCTATTGTACCTGTTATTGTAGTTTCGGTAAGTGTTTTTGCTCTTGATGTAGCAGCTGATTTATTTACAAACGCTAGAACTTCAAGGTTTGAACTCGCTGCTCCTGTACCAGTAATTGTTGCTGTAGTTGTACCGGCACCAGATATTGCAACTGTGCTTGAGATATTTTGACCTGATGAGTCAATGGCAACCACCCAATCAGAAAGTCCTGCCCAAGTTTCACCGCCTGCTAATAATCCTGAACCAAGCGAAGCGTTACCGGCACCGTCAGTTGTGATAGTAAATCTTTTTTGAGCTTCGTATGAAATATCAGTAAGTGATTTAGGTCTTGTACTTGGAAGAGCAAAGAATAAATCGTTGTTCGCAGCATCATTCAATACTGCAGCATTGTTTGAAAGAATAAGATTACCATAGTTAGCTGAGTCTGCAGCAATACTTTTTACTGATCGGAAAGAGTTATTACCAGACATTTGTATGTCAAATAAAGATAACTTATAATTTGCACCATCTTCTTCTACAGAACGAATTTTTGCAGTACCAATCGTGGAACCTCTGTTTTCAGCTGAATCTCTAAGATTCCATTGCTCCATTACATTTACGTTTGGAACACCTACTAATGAATTTACCTCAATAAAGTTTCCATAGTTGGCTGCAACTACTTCGTTATTAATTGTAGATGATGCTGTAGGTTTTTCAAAACGTATTTTTGTATGCTTATTGATAGCTGCTCTATAACCATTGATATAAGCAATACCTTCACTTACATCAGCAATTAAATGTGTTGCAGCAGAATCTTCGTCAAACTTAAGTTTAAAAGGACGAACAATGTAATCACCTGATTCTTCTTGAGTACGTTGAGCTAAGACTTCATTTATCTCATTATAGCCAGAAGTTGCTGTAGCTTCATCGACAATCACAGAATTTTTAATCTCAGCAAGATAAACAAACATCTCGTCCGAATCAACATTTGCTTCATCAATGAGTGTTAAACGAATTCTATATCTATCTGCACCAGGCGCTGAAGTGTTTGGTACATCACCCTGGTTATCAAATAAGGCATTATCGTCAGTAACAGTTACAACATCTTCAACTGCTTTAAATCCAATTGTGCCAGTAAAAGACGGAGAATACTTTTGTATGATTAATGATTGAGCATCCGCGAATACAAAATGGCCTTTTGCAAAGAAATCTCCACCAGCAATAGAGAAGCGTGTACCTCTACCAACTGCAGGATTTGATGATGTATTTGTTGTTTGAACTGTAAGTGTATTCGTTCCGTCGGTTATGTTTTCACCGGGTGTCAGTCTCAACACTGCAGATGCAGATGACGCATCACCAAGATATTGTACATATAAAGTTGCAGGATCAGATCCTGAAATTGCAACAGTTTCAAGAACTTTTACTCTTACGTTTGAAGACGCACCAGTAAATATATTTCCAACGATAGAACCCGATGGAAGAGCATTTGAAGTTGTGTTTAATTTTACAAATTCATAGTTTGTATTTAAAAGTGGTCCGCCTGGATTAACAGCTGCACCTTCATTAAAGATGTTACGACCAAACCGTGCAATTTCAGCTTGGATTATAGTTTGCATCTGTGTTAATTCACGTGCTTGTAATGCTTTACCGCTGTTAAATAGAATTCTATGATAGTTATCACTATCTGCAAAATCATCTTTGTACGTGGTTGCGAATATATTTTGTGTTACTTTGCTGACCATCTTTTAATAACTCTTATAGTTGTACAATAATTTTAATGTCTTGTAGTTCTCCGGCTGATCTTGTAACCGCTGAGCGATTATCAACATAAAGAACTTCACCACTGTATCTATTTATTGTCGCAGGTTGATCTGAATCGAGAGTAGCGGCACCAGTAACTGTAGCTCCCAATGAGTTTTGAGCAGTTAATGATTCTCCAGTTTGGAATGTTTTAAATCCTGATGTTTCTGTTTGATGATAAAATACTCCAGCTGCTGAATCAGCAGAAGTTACATGAGCCTTTGCTCCAGATGTGGCACCGACCACAAACGTATCATTTGTGAATGCTGTTGCGCCGCCTTGGAATGTTAATTTACGAAGTGTTGAACCGGCATTACCAGTAAAGTCTGAATCAGTAGCTTTTATCTTTGGATCACGTATTAATCCCACTTGTCTAAAATCTTGATCAAGTAATAATGCACCATTCTCATCAGCATCTGGTCTACCATTAAACATAAGTGCGCTTGATCTTAAATCATTACGAGGATCTTTACCAATACCACCTGGAGTAGATAAGATTGCTCGTGCTGAAGCGGCTCCTGTTGAGAAGCTTACGTCAGCAAAAGTATATCCAGATCCACGATTTGTCATTTCAAGCTTTACAACTTGACCGCCTGATATTGTAGCAGTTGCTTGTGCAGAATCTCCATCTCCAGTAATTGTAACTGTAGGTGTACCAGAATATCCTGTTCCGCCACTAGTCACGGCTAATCCTACAATCTCACCAGAAATTGCAGCATTTTGAACGTTTAACTGTAAAGTTTCAAGAGGGTTTGACGCGGAATCTAATAACTCTACTGGTTGAAAGTTAGCAGACAAGAATCGATTTGCTTTTAGAGCAGTGATTGAATACAAGTATTTCCATACATATCCATCAGCAGTTGTAAAAGGTGTAGTTAAAGTGCCAGTTGGTTCAATCGTAGAAGTCACTGCAGCACCAGCTGAGTTCTTACCTTGTTGTAAAACAATATAGACTTGATTGGCATCTGTTTTTACATAGTAAGCATTTGACGGATATGCTGAAAAGTTATCGTCATAAGCGCTGTATATTGAACCAGATGACCAATTGTAACGGGGAACAATATAAGAAACATCTTGTATTTTTTTAACACCCTGTAATGATCGTCTAAATAAATCGATTGTTCTTGCTGATTGAACAGGCGTTACAACGTTATCTGAATCATCCCATAGTTCGGAACGACCAAGACCAACGTAGTATTCGCTACCTGCGCTATCAAAGTCAGATTTTATTTCTGCAAGAAGATCTCTTTTAAGTGTATCAGTAATAATTGCTGGCATATTGTATCTCTTACGTAATTGTTAAGAAGTTGTCTGAATCACCAAATAAGTGCCAATTGGAACCAGTCCAAATGCATTCAGCAGCTCCATTTTGGCTGAGTGTGAATGATGTACCTTGACCAAAGCTTGTAGGTGTAACTGTTGCTGCACCGGTATTAATATTTACAAACCTTTTAGATTCACCTACAACTACACCATTTGCCATTGTCATGGTCAAAGAACCAGTTGAGTTGAATAAAGTCAAAGGAACTAACAAAGAAACTGCACCAGAAGATGTTTTTGTTTCTGATGAGTAAGCAACTTTACGTGTATGGCGAATAGCACCAGTACCTTTAGCTGCAAGATCTAAATTTATATTTGTATCATCACCAACAGCTGCTATGATTGGTGATCCTGTTGTAGCTGCGTTTGTGATTGAAATATCATTTACTGCTGAGGCTGTAGCAGTAAAGCGAATTATTTCTGCACCGTTAGTATCATTGATACCAGTATTAATGACTGGAGTACTTAATGTAGGTGATGTCAAAGTTTTATTTGTAAGTGTATCGGCTGTGGCTCTACCTACAAGTGTATCAGTTGATGTTGGTAATGTCAAAACACCAGTATTTGATATGGTTGAAATGACTGGCGCAGTTAAAGTTTTATTTGTAAGCGTTTGTATTGCCGTAGTTAATATTACATCTCCTGATGAATCTGGAAGAGTAATGGTATTATCCTTTGTTGGATTTGTAACACCTAATGTTGTTTCATGAGCATTAGAGCTATCGCCTTCAAATATAATCCCAGCGGCTGTAAAACCTACGTTAGTAGATAGAGTAGCACTGTCTCCACCTAACTTTGTGTAAACTTCTATAAAGTTTTGATTAATCTTTTGAGCTGCATCGCGGAGTGTATCACCATCTCTGGCGTTTGCCGATGTGCCTCTACTAATCGCTTGTCTTGTCATGTTAGAATCCGTTTTTCTTTACATTATTTATAATAGATTTTTATGATATTTGAAGTGCATAGCCATCAGAATCACTATCCCACAATTCATTTCTTGCTTGGTCTGTTGTTTCAACTGTATTAGACATTCTCATTGCAGCTGGTACAGTTGCTGCGCTGTCTTCATCAAATGTAAATCCATCAGTAATCATAGTATCTTTAATATTATTGTACATCGCTGATGCCTGATCGATTGTCATAGTCTGATAAGAAGCAATCTGTTCGTCTATTGTAAATTTAACTTCTGAATCTGCAATTATTCCAATACCAGTCATTTCTGCATCGGCAGTTAGTGAAGCTAAACCGGTAGCGCTAAACAATGGATCAGCAGAGTCAGCAAAATTGTCGGGCATTGTGTTCACAGCAAGATCACCAACACCAACTATAAGTGTTTGCGCACCGAGAAAGAATCCTGCCGGATGAACAAATGCTTTATATAGTTCTCTCCAAGTAGAAACTGGTATTTCTGATTTTACGAGAATAGAAAGAATCTGATTTAATGCACCGTCTTGAATAACTTTTTGATTTTCAAAACCGATTTGAGATTCACCTACAATAAACAGGTCTCGTTTCGGAAATGAAATTTCAACCTCTGAATTAAAAAATGCTCGAAAGAAACCTTCCGATGAATATAAAGAACCTTTGACTCGATAAAACTGTGATATGAGTGATGATGCAAATCTTGGATCTAAAAAGAAATTTTGGCTTAATATTCCTTGACCAAGTTCTTTTAAAATATTATCAAGAAAACTAATACTAGTAGCTTGAACATCACGAACATCATACATAGCATGAATTGCTGATGCAAAATTAAATGTTGCGTCTGAATCCATAAACTCATAGTACTTATCAAGAAACGTGATAAGTGTAGGGTACTCAGATAGATAATGCTCAGGTAAGGCTTCGCTTACTTTGCTTTCTCTAAAATTAAGAGGCTTTCTATCAAAGTCCGTTAAAGTCTTCATGTTAAGGCCACTAAGGATGTTTCAAAGTCTAGTATGCCACGAGCTGATGTTCTATTTGGATCTAAGTCTAAGATATAATTTCTTAGAGGTTTAACAGTTGATTCATTTGCCGGAACTGTTGTAAGTAAAATATCTGATCCAACTGAAATAGCCGTTGGCGCAAATCCAACTAAGTTTATTCTTCCTACTTGTGGAAAGTATTCTCCGATGTTATCTACTTCAACATTACCGTCAATATCAAGAATTTGTAATTTAGTTGAACTTAATTGGTTTTGTATTGTACACAACTTTCCGTTAAATGTAAAGGTGTTTGTTGTTATTTTTGGAGTTGCAGAATCAGGACTTGCAATTGCAACTGGAAGATAGATGTCATATGTACGAATAGTACTGAGCGCTGGTGTAAACGATTGTCTCACTGTTACAGCTACTTTACTGTTTAACACCGCATTGTCTAATTCATCTATAGTTGTAAGTAAACTCGATCTTCTAAATATTCCACCGAATACTTTTAAATTTGTTGTAAAGAAATTTTGTACAGCAGTAATAACTTGAGATTCAACAATGTTAACTGGTGTTGTTGATAAGTTAGGGTTATAATTAAATGTTACGTCACAACCGATAAAGGCAGTAGTTGGATCTACAAACTTAGTATCAATTGACATTATAGATAAATTATTTGTCAGATCGCTTACAATATTATCTTTTACAATTTGTTGAGCAGCAGCATCCACACCATCAGCAAATCTTAAAGCAACAAAAACTTTTCCAAATTCTGCTGGCTCATTGTCTTCACCGCCCCAGGCAGATACGTCAGTTACAGATGAAAAGTTTTGTTTAATTAATCCTACATAATCATTTGCAGTAACAAGTCTTTGTTGAGCCGCATATGCAATAGGTGCGTTTTGACGAATAGATTCTATACTTTCTTTCACAGCTCCGCCTGTAGCAACAACTGCTGTGGCTGCATTAAGAGTAAATGCACTTCCATCCATAGAAATAGTATTTTGTGGTGAGAAAGTTGTAGCAGTATTTGCTAGTTCTCCATTTGAACTAAGATAAGTTACAACAACTTTATTACCTGCTGTTGGAGCAAGACCGGTAGTTTGGCCATCACCAAAATGTAATTCAAAGAAACCATTTGGTGCTTCATGTATATCCCAATATGTTGAACTAGAATTAACATCCGTTGCTAAGTCTATATCAGTGTACTGAGTAAATAGACTTGAGTTGGCACTTTCAAAAACTTTTACATCAAGAGTTGAAGTATCTGCGTTTTGATCAGGAATGATATGTATTTGTCTTTCTGTAGCTTCAGCTATAAAGAATGTTTTAGTAGTAGATACACCTTCAACAACAGGAATGTTTAAAGATCCTGCGGTTGTTTTGAATTTATACACACCATTTCCATCATCTGTAGCAGTGTGTGGAACTAATGTTTGAAATGTATATGAAATGCCATCAACGGTTGCGGTAAACTGTGTGCCAGTTGGCAAAGTAGCAGTACCACTTCTACCGCCATTTGTATTTGTAATTTGTAAATTTAAAAATGCAGTGGCAGATGTTCTAGATCTTGGAGTATAACCAAGTGATTCTGCATGAGAAAGAACAGAGGATCTTAACTGCGCGGTAGTAAGGAAAGATTCATTTAAAGCAAAGTTTGCTATCAATCCATTGAAGTGAGTGTTATATGCCAGAACATCGAGCAAGTTAGAAAGACCAGCTGCTTCGAAATCATAATCCGCAAACTCTGACTGTTGAGCAAAAAAAGTTTTTAATTTATTTTTGATACTATCAAAGTCGAGTTGGGTAGATGTAATGTTTGTTGCCATGTTATCTTAACCTTGTTATTGTCGTTTCGAGTACAACAATTTCTTCTGTATTGATTACTTG